TTGCAGGGTGACAAAGCTGGCGGTGTCATATAACGCCCAGACTTGTGCCGTTCCGTAAGTGGTAGGAGTTGCCATTGTAGGTTGTTAAAGGGGCGGTAATGTCAAGAGGCGGGCGGGTAAACCGCTATCAGCGTGTATTGGATAGCGTTGCCATAGCGACGGTCGGCGACGGCCTCGTCATCGGAGACAATCTGAGAGAAGTAAAGCGACCCTTGCGTCCATTGGGCTTGGATGGCGGCGGTGTTTTCCATAATCCCCTGCGTCACTTCGACCCGCTGGCGGTGTTCGGCGAGGGTTGAGTCATCTGCCGAGGAATAGACGTAAATCTTGAGGGTGATTTCAAAATTGCCCAAGGGCGTGCCACCAAGGTCGGGATGCGCGCGTGCCGATTCAGCGTGAATGATGATGATGGGCAGATTGCGGGTCTGATCAGTTTGCCCCAAAGCAATCTCGACGCCGGGAAGCGACGCAGCGTTTGCCGTGAACAGGTTTGCCACGCTTTGCTCAGCGATGGTGCGGATTCCGTAGAGGGTTGTCATTGGGTAAAGTGTTGCCACGTGCTAGAGGCTTCCCAAAGGGGAATCTTCTTTTTATTCATCACCGCAGCCATTTGCAGTCGCATCTTTTGGGCGCGAACCTTGACGGCGATTTTAGTCCAGCGTTCATTCCCCAGCTTGTTTCCGATAGTATTACCCACGGTGACTTCGGGGGTTGCTTCCTTTTGGGTTTCGTCCTTGGCGATGGCGTTTTGCTGGCCTTCTTGACGCTTGACCCATATTGGAGCGGAAATCTTTGCACCAATTCGCAAAGCGGCAAACCAATAAGCGGATTTAAGGATGCCGATATGGTCTGTTTTTTCTCGAATAAACTGCTCAATCATTGATTCGCTTTCAACAACCGCAAAGTGCTTTTCGGATGTTTTAGCAAAGTATTTTAATCCACCTTTGCCTCCATCTTTTCGTAATCCGTTAATATAAGCTTTCATTCCAGCCATATCTCCATTTTGAAAATAACGAACTGTTTTTCCAGACCCGCCATAAGCCTGTTGAAACTTAGTCCAATGAATCTTATGAGTCGATGGACCGGCCCCATTATTGCGTTTACCCCACATTTTAAAAACATCATAACGGTCGATAGCAGCGATGTCGGCAGTCGTAGCCTTATCCAAGGGTGCAAAAACTGCATTAACAGATAATTTAATGTTATTTTTTTGATAGTCCTTAGCCGCTTTCAATGCCCCTGTTCCACCGCCTTCTTTTGTAGCAAATGGACGCGTGAAGTTAATCATGTCTCGGCAAAATAGCCCCGCCTGTTCCTTTACCGTTGGCCCCATCTCCTTACCCATTATTTTAATGAAGTCTTTGAGGTGAGCTTGTAAGCCCGCCGTGTCGACGTCTTGGTTTCGGCGGGATGCAATCGCCATAGGTTAAGCAGGGCCAGCCCACGACTGCACCTTGCAAATAATCCACGCGGAGGGAGGGCGGTCGTTGATGGCGACAATACGGAACTGCGTGCCGTTGTAGTTTACAAGGTTGCCGTAGATCACCACGCCTGGGTGTAGGTCGTTATCGGCGCGAAGGAACTTAACGTCGTAGGACGTGGAATTAAGGAAACCGCCCGTGGTCAAATCTTGTTGCACCATCGGTGGCCCCATCAGGACGTTGAAAGAGGTCGGCGTCCCGGTCAGACCACGTTGCACCGTCACGGCCTTCGGGATTTCGCTGAGAATCACCGCCGCGTCCTCGTTCCATTCGTCTTGGATGATACCCATATAAGGGCGGGGATGTCAAAGTGGCGTAAAAGCCAAGCCAGAGGGGTCTAATAGCGTGGCAAATAAAAAGCCCCCATCGCTGGGGGCTTCGTCTTTCGACCTGTTCTTTCGGATTACGAAGTGAACACGATGCGGGCGAGGCCGTTGGGATTACCAACTGCCGAGCCTTGGATGAAGTTGACGTTGAAGTGCATCTTACCTTCTTGCCAATTGTAATACTGGCGGAAAGCGAGGGAGAACTTGCTGTCATTATCCGTGATGGTTTCCTGCGTGCCACCACCGACGCTGATTTGAGGAGCCACGCGGGTCGCGATCACTAAGCCTTGCTTAGCGGAGGCGATGCCTGCGAGTTCAGGATACGTGCCGACGCCGGGGAAACCAGAGTATTCCCACAGCTTCAAGCCGTGGATTTTGCCGAGGAATCCGTTGGCGTTTTCGTTAGCTTGGCCTTCGCGGATGACGGAGTTGTCACCGATTGAAAGGTATTGGGCCACGGTGGGGTCAGCAAGGAGTTGACCGTAAGCGTCAGGAGCGATGAGGGCGGTGCGGCCTTCATAGGGGATGTTCATCGACGTCAATTTCGTGACGATTGGAACGATACCGCTCGCACGATTGAACGAAGAGGTTGCGCCCGAATAACCGACATTGGAGAAGTTGCCAGCGGTGCAAAGAGCAAGCAAGTTGTCGAACATCGACTTCGCAACGGACTCAGTCATAGGACCGAGGAACACGCGTTGGAGCATTTCGGCAGAGATAGAACCTTGTTCTAAGTCCGTGAAAGCGATGTCCACGTAAGTTTGAGTCGTGAGCTGGACAGGAATGTCAGTGGCGACGGCGGATTGCTCCACGAAGCCCACGGTGGGGTCGTAAGAAGCAGCGGTCAAGGGGCTAGCGAGGCGGGTATGCACCACGTTGCCGATGCGGTCGACATACGAGGAGAAATCCGTCACCGCGATTTCCTTGATGGGTTGGAGGACAGGAACCAGCGTGCGCAGCGTTTCGGCAGCGACAAACTGAGGAGCCAAACCTTGATTGAGAACTGAATTGGTTGCCATAGTGTGTTAGGGTTGTGTGTGAAAAAGTGATTTATTTGTAGCCGAGGTGCTCGACGATTGCCGAGCGGTGTTTGATGTAGAAGGCTTGCTTCTCCTTGCCTTGGGGCATCTTGAGATACTCGTCCCAGATTTCGGCTCCGGTCTTAGCCTTGCCGTTCTCGACGTTGCCCGCGGTAATTTCCACAGGGGTCGCACCAGCGGCGGCGATGATCACGGCGGCCTTCTTGCCGACAGACTCGATTTGCGTGAAGACTTCGTTTTTCTTCTTTTCCGTCGATGCCAGGGCGTTGAGTAATTCCTCTACCTTGGACTTTAACTCATCACGCTCAGCGACTGCACCAGCCGAGGCTTCTAACTTTTCAGCGACGGCGGCGAACTCAGCTGCGAGGGTGTCATTCTTGGCCTTGAGTTCGGCAATCTCCTTCGCGTGGGCTTCGGCCTCGGCGGACTTGTTGGAGAAAGCAGACTTGAGTGCTTTTAGCGTTTCTTCGAGAGTCATTGTAAAGGGGCGTTAATGTCAAATTACAGGTTTAGGAAATGCCCCGACCTTTGTGCTTTTTAGCATCTTGCTTGTCGTGCTTGTCATCGGTCGTGACACCCATCTCGGAGTCGCTGGCCTCATCGTCCATTCGGGCGATGGTGTCAGGGTGGACACAATGATAACCCGCTTCGGCGTAAGCGTCAGCGCAGGCTTTGTCGTTTTCCACGATATGACCGATGTGATGGCCTTCGGCCTCCAGGCGTTTGACCGCTTCGACCTTGTATTGAGGGGTAGGCATTTTGGCGTCCGCTTCGGGCTTCATATGCAAAGCCGCGTGAGGGACTTCGTGCTTTTCGAGGTAATGAGAAACGTCCGCACGGTCGGCTTCCATACGCCCGGTGACCACGTGAACCTTGCGACCAGCCTTATCCATTTTCTTTAAGTGGCGGGCGACCGCGGTGTTGAGGGACTCAGCTTCGTCTTCGTTTTTAATCGTGCCGTCAAAGTCGCTGATCACGAGGTGGTGCTTGGCGTCCGCTTCGGCGTCTGCCTTGGGTTCTTCGTCGCCGTCGTCATCGTCGTCGCCTTCGTCGTCCATCTTTACAGGCAACTTCTTATTGGAGTCCGTTGGGATTTCGGGATGCCCCTTGTCGTCGTCGGACTCGTCTTCGTCGTCTTCCTCGTCGTCCACCTTGGGCTTTGACGTGGACATATTGATTTTAAGACCTTTCAGCGCACGCTTGGAGGCGGATTCGTATTTCTCAAATTGCTCTTCGATAACTTCGTCGCCGTGGCGTTTGTCATTTTCCTCGTCGGCTTCCATTTGCTTAGCAACTTCGGCGTCGAGGGTTTCCATCATTTCGTCGAAACCATTAACCAGACCTGTCACCAAACCAGCGTCGGCTCCTTTCTTGCCCGAGAAGGTTTGTCCTTCCATCGAGACATCTTCGACAAAGGAACGGACAGATTTAACGGCCTCGCGGAAGTCAGAGAAGATTTCATCAACTTCCATTTGAAGCATCGCACGCTGGCCTTCGTCAAGGGACGTGCCAGGGATACCAGCACCCTTGAACATACCCGCCTTGATGACGTCCATCTTGACGCCTTCGTTGGCGTAGGCTTGGGTCATATCAGGGTAAGCAATATAGACGCCGACCGAACCGACCGTAGCCGATGGGGTAGCAAAAAATTGCTTGGCTTGCGAACCGAGCCAATAAGCAGCGGAACAGGCTTCGCTGTCCGTGAAGGCAATCGTGTTCTTCGAGCAGTTTTTAATACGATTGGCGAGTTCAGGGACGCCGACCGAGCAACCGCCGGGACTGTCGATTTCAAAAACGATGGTCGTGACGTCGGGGTCGCGTTCGGCGGCTTCCAGCATCTCTTCAACGTCCTCGATGTCACAGCACCCGCAAAGCTTCTCCATATCGGAAAGACCTTTGCCGATTACACCGCGAACAGGGATGAAAGCGTAGGGAGGGAACTTCTCGTAAATCTCAACTTCGCCGAAAATAGCTTTAATCATATCGCCCACGTCCGACATCTTCGTCCCGAGAGGAAGAGAAGTCACCGAAGCGGCGCGTTCAAGATACGCCGACGCTTGCGAAGGCTGGATAAGCAGGGGGCGATTCCCCTTCACGTCTTTGAGTAAGTTTTTCATCGTAAATTATTTGGTTAAAGGGGTGAAGCCTTCGTCGTCAGCTTCGGGGGCTGACTCTTGGGCGGAAATGTCACCGTCGATGTCGGGAATCTGAGCGTTCTGAGGCATATAGATACGCCAAGGCTCAACGCCCGCTTCCTTCGCTTTTTCGAGGATATATTTCTGCTCTTGGATGCGACGATCTACTTCCTCGTAGAAATCCATACCCTGCTCGGCGAAATGGTCGGACAGGGTTTTAAGACCCATTTGAATGTCCCGCTGATTTGCGGTAGCATCACGGCCTGCGTCCACCGTCACCTTGCGGGTCGTCACCCAATTCACGCGGTGGAAATTGTCATTAGGGGGCAATTCGCCGTTGGCGATGGCCTTTGAGATAACGTAGTAATAAACAGGGTTGCAGAAGCGGTCGATGAGGACTTTCTGCCGGGCTTCAAATTGGCGTTGAGCTTTGGAGGTGACGAGACGGACGCCCGAACCGCTGACTTCGGAAGGATTGCAGACGAACTCGTAAGGTAAGACGCCACCGGAGGAATCCCGGTTGTTGAAATCCATAAACGTCTGGAAGTTTTCATTTCCACGCGTCGAGGTGTGCGATTCCAACTTTTCCCCTGGAGCAAGGGCGAGGATTTTACCGCCGATGAATGAACCGACTTCCTGCGGGTTGTTGTAAACATTGTTGCTATTATTGCCGTAAACCGCGTAATCCTGCGGACGCATATTGAACGCCTGAAAGTCCGCAACGTCGCCAGCGAATTGACCCGACTCCTTCGTAATCGTTCGCACGATGTCGGCGTTCGCTTTCTGGGCCTCGCGTTCCAGCGACATCATTTCAAGGTTGTCGATGATCGCGTTGAGCGAGTGCTGGATTGGCGAGTAGGCTCGCGCACCCGTCA